GGTCCTCGATCCACGGTGACCAGACAGCGAGAGCGCCATCGTCGGAGACCGAGGTCTCGGTGGTGTCAGCGAGCGGGTTGTCTTCCCAGTGGAACTGGACCTGACCACCGAACGACAACGCCGCCAGGCTCTCCTTGTTGGGTGGCAGGAGGCCAACCTGACCGGAGGTCTTGTTGATGTCAGCGCCACACGAGTCGCAGAACACATCGCTGTTGTTGTCGGTGCGGAGGTCGTTGCCACAACCACCGCAGAACGGGATCGTCACTACTGCGAGCGCCATCAGGACTCACCTCTTTGTCTCATACGGTAATTCGACGAATCGACTCGTTCACACTCGCCACACCTGCGGCGGCCGTTTGATTTGTACTTTCCCATGTACTTGTGTCCCTTCCCGCAATGCGTCCGCAGTTCACTGTGGAGCGTGGCGTGATCTTTCCTGTGTATGGCGGCAAGATGCGTTATCTCGTAACAGGCAGGATTGCCGCAAAGGTGATGAATATGGTGGTCTTTCGGAACTGGAATGACAGCCTCTTGTTCCCATGCTGCTTGATGGGCTAGCTGTCCCTTCCCACCTACTCGCCCATATCCATCAACGTCAAGCCTCTCGGCTTCCTTGCACTCGGTCACTTAGCGACCTTCTTGGCGACGACCTTGCCCGTCTTGACGGCTGGCTTCTTCTTCGGCTTGGGCTTGGCTGCTTCTTGGGCGACCTTCAGGTCATCCAGATAGCCTCGTGTGATGCTCAATGTCCCGTTCCTCCTTGACCGTGCCCCGGCACCATGACTGGCGTAACACCGTGAGCTTTGGCCTCTTCTTCGACGTTCTTGGCATGGTCGTCAGGGTCGTGGTCGCCCTGAGCGATGTACTGCCCTGTCTCTGTCTTCTTGTCTGACATCTCTGCCTCCTACATCTGTCCGACCATCTGTGCGCCGCCGCCCGCTGATTCCATCTGCGAGAGTATCGTCTGAACTGCCGGTGGCGGGCCACCCTCGAGTTCATCCGGTCCACCGCCACCACCCATGCCGCCCGCCTGCATCATCGCAGCTTCTTCTGGCGACATCTCCGGCTCCTGCGGCGTGAACAGCTTCTTGAGCGTGTCCATCGTGAGCGACGGATCGTCCATGATCTCGATGAGCGCCATGTCCGCAGCGGGGTCGCCCTGCGCCGCCCGTTGACCGAGCGACTGGAGAAGCATCTCCTTCGCCTGGTCCTGGTCGATGCGTTCGTTGATGAGGCTCACGTTGTCGAATCCGTCAAGATTCTCCTGCATCGTTCTTCGATCCATGATTCGGGCTTGAACCAGTTGGAGTCCAGCAATGATCTTCGAGTTCTCGTCAAACGTCGCCATCGCCCCGTAGATGCGCTTGGTGCGGTAATCCTTGGCAATATCCTTCGACGGAACATACCTCTCCTCGAACTGGTTGCCGCCCTCGAAGTAGAAGACCTTCTTGGACTCGTCGGCATGAAGGGTCTCCTCCCACTCCAAGCGCTTCAGGTCGATGAGTTCAACCGAGTGCTTGATGGCGGTCTGGTATTCCTTGACGTTCATGTCGGCACTGGAACCGAGTTCCTTGATGCCCTGGCCTGTAGCGAAGCTGTTGGGCGACTGGCCGTCCTGGGCAACGTCGTAGCCCGCCACGACCCTGAACTGTCGTTCGAGTACGTTGATGGCCTGCCAGGTTTGCTGGAGCTGATCGCCTGTTGGTTTCTCGATGCGTGCTCCAGGCTCGAACTGGTTCACGGCGAAACGGCCACGCTCGTATGTACTTCCCACCATCTCACCGATGATGTTCGTTTCACGGAACACTGGCGATCAGCCCCAGGATGTTGAGCTTCGCCATCATCGCCATCAGCCCGAATACGTGGTGGTATTGGGACTGGAGCTGGTCGAAGCTGAATCTCTTCGTCATCACGAAAGCGGGTCCGGAGGTGAGCGGGTTGGGGATGAAGGCTGCGACCCGTTCTAGTTCGGGGACAACAATATGCGTACCTTCGTCGCAGATGTATTCCACCAGCTCAACGGGTCGGTGGGGGTTACCTTCCCACCCTGAAGATTGGCCGATAATGGGGATGGAACCGGAAGCGGATTTGCGCCACTTGTTGTCCATGATCTCGGCCAGCTCGGGGTATATCCTTCGGAGTTCCTTGCGGCCGATGTGTCGGACAATGGCTACCTCACTCGGTTGCTGGTCCACGCCCCACGAGCCGGGGAAGACATCGTACGGGTCACGGAGTTCCGCTACCGGATAGGTCGTGTCACCAACGGTACGTTCCTTGATGACGTGAAGCGTGAAGCCGTAGCCGGGGAGCCACCTGCCGATCTGCGGGTACTGCATCTCCATGCGTGACATGTCATCCCAGCCGGTCACGATGCGGGCACGCTTCTCAGCTTTCTTGCGTGCCTTGTTCGTATCGGCAATCGGGATCATGTCGGTCTTCAGCGTCGGCGGCCGGCCGATCCTCTGGGCCATGCGTTCGAGGCCCGAGTACATGATGTTGGCTGTGGGGAGGTCAACACCGAGCTTCGAGTCTGCACCGTGTCCTGAGCCTGGGCCGTGCTGCGGACTGTTGCCGCTGTAGGAGAGGACCGCCTGAACGCCGAGCGCCCCGCCGTTCATGACGGCCCTGATGCGGGCACGGTCGCTTACGTTCGCTGCGCCTCTCAGCGCTGCGATGCGGTCGAGGAGATGCTGTACGTCCTTCAAGATGGGTACCTCACGTTCGTGGACCCCGGCTTGAGGCTTGAGTCCAGCATGACATCAGGCATGTGGTGAATCTCCTTCTTCGCCATCCACACCTTGCAGACCTTCCGCATCTGGCGGCGCTCCTCCTGGTTGGATACGAAGATCATCACGCCGGGACGCTTGTTGAGTTCCTGCCGGAATGCCAGCGAGTTGAGTTCCTCGGGTGTTGGAGGCTTCGGCCCTCGCATGTCGTCGAAGAGGGTGCCGTCATTGGGCAAGAAATCCATCATTGTGCTCCCGGGTAATTCGTTTGCCAGCCGACACTGTTCATTGAGGTGACTCCAGGGTACGACGCATCCACACTGGCTTGCAAGGTTAGTTCACGGTTCTGCTTCATGAACGCCTGAATCTTCCCGACGAACGGGAACCACTGGGCCATCTTGATGTCCGTCTTCGACTTCCGGTTCGCCACCCCATCCGTTGTCCACAGCTCAAGCTGACGGAGGAGAAGGTTGACCTTCTGCCGTGCTTCTGACGTTCCATACGGTAGCTCGACACTACCAGAATGATAGAGAGGGGCCATTGCAGTGATCCCCAGTTCGGAGTCCTGCTTGTTCCTGCCTGTCGAATGCTCTTTGATCTGGATGGGATTGAATCCGAATTCGACGATCATCGCCTTGTTGACCGCAGCCTTGACGAGCTTATAGAACTCGATCTGCTGGGAGTTCGTTTCGTAGAACCAGAGCGTCAGGTCGTACGTCCGATACCAGTGCAGGATGAGGTTGACGGCACCGCTCACGCCACCGGACTGCTGGGTGTCGGAATCCACCATCGCCATCTTGACCCCGTGGGGTGAGCCCTGTTCCTTGCGGTAGCTCCAGAGGAACGATGCCTGGATGCCACGAGCGGACGGGTCCAAACCACCGACAAGGTGACCGAGCGGAACCTGCCATCCCTCTTCCCTCGAACCGAGGCCGATGCCACGGTCCTTGTGGAGACACTCGTCACGGATGACCTGAACGTCGAACACCTGACCGTCTTCGGGGATCGGGTTGTTCTGATAACGCAGCGGGTAGAGATGCCCCAGGCCGAGGGTCTCCATCTCCAGCTTCTTCTCCATCAGGTATCGATACGAACGAACCTCAGGGAAAAGCATACAGTCGTAGTGGGCATCGAAATCATCAGGGTCTTCACCGCAGGAGTCATCGTGAGCACGATCCACGATGACCTCCCATTGAAGGATGGAGCCTTGAAGCTGAAGGAGGTGATTGGGAATATCATCCGGATGCTGTCGAGAGCCGATTGCGATCTCGCAAGTCTCTTCAACTTTTCGTGTACCGATCTCTGCGAGCTTGTTGCGGCTGTAGACACGCTGCCCCTCCTCACGGGTCGAGTCATAATCCTCGAGGTCGTCGATGATGATGATGTCCATGTCACGGGACAGGAACTTGGAAGTTCTTCCCAGGGCCAGGAAGCTCGACGACTTCGCTCCGACATGGCTCTGTTGGGCGACCTTGATCTCTTTGGCGTTCCACGCCTTGTTCGACTTCAGCCCCGGGTCGAAGAGTTCGCCTGGAGGCAGTACGTCGGCAATGAGCTGCTCGTCGTTCTCGAAGATGTCCTTCACCGCACCGAGCATCAACTGGGCTACGTCACGGGAGGCGCAGAACCAGCCGATACGGATGTTCGGGTCCATGACGATGAACCACACGACGAACCGAATGAGGGTCTCGGACTTGCCATGCCGGGGTGGACTCAAGATCAGCCGCTTGCCTCCCGTGGCATACGCTTCGATGATCGTCCTGATCCATCGGATGTGAAAGCCCTTGATGATGGGACGCTTCCCCTCCAGGTTGAAGTACCGCAGGGAGAAGACCGAGTACGCACGCACCAGATGGTCGATGTCGGTCACCATCTGAGGGTCATCGAGTGGTGTCCCCGACATGCCCCGCTCTTTGATCGACATCATCAGGTCTGCGGGGAGCATCGCCTGGACCCGCTTCGACTGTTTCCACTTGGCTCGCTGATTCGCCAGTGCCTGCTCTGCGAGGATGCCGTGCATCGCTCTGGTCACGGCCGCAGTGGAGACATCCCATAGGATCGCCAGTGCCGATGCGGTGATGTCACCATTGAGCAACTGCTGACGTGTGAAGTCATCATCGCTCAGACGAGCAAAGACCTCGCCCTGCCGCTGTTGGGGGACGGCGGTCTCGGTATCGGGGTGCTTGAAGATCGTGAGTGCAGCAGCCTTCGCTTGCTGGTCGGCCTTCTTCTTCTCGTTGTGGTGCTTCGTCATGTGAGGCTTGGAACAGAACTTGCTTCCGTTCTTCGACCTCTTCAGTGAAATCTTCTTGTTGCAACCTTCAAGCTGACAGAAGGCCCGCTCATCGAAGTACACAGGCTCGGACTTCTTCCGATACGCCTCGGGGTTCTTGGTGTGCGTACGGATCGCCAACGTCTTCTCTCGTACGTCACGACAACGATCACAGTACTTCCTCAACCATGACCCGTGACCTACAGCAACGAAGGTCTCGTCACACTCTCTGCAAACGATCTCTCTGCGGTTGTACCCACCATTGGCACCACCGCCTTTGTTCTGCTCAGTCACGAGAACAACCTTA